ATAGGCAGTGCTATAGTTGTAGTTGCCATCCGTGCCGACATACTGGAAATAATAGCTGTAGCTGCAACGAGGGGAACGAAGCCACCACCACACCGCCGTGGACACGGCGGAATGATTATAGGCTACTCTACTATTACCGGCTTTGTAGTAATCGTATTGTGCCTGATAATTCTGTTCATAGCTATTTGCATAGCTTCTTGTTCCGAACACTTCAAATTCAGCAAGCAAGAACAAGTAATCGGTGGTGGCCGTTACATAAGTCTGAACATTGCCGCCACCGTTGGCGGTATTATCGGTGTACTTGGTCACGGGTTGCATAACCGCCCTCAAATCGGCGGGAAGCGCCGCCATCAAGCTATTCGCCAACGGGCTTGTGGGGGTGTTACTGTTGCCCAATACAGTTTTTCTCATGTGTGAAGCGTTCCAACCGCCGCTGTTCGTCTGACTGGTATTCATGCGGAAACCATCACCGGTGTTGTTATAATTGCTATCACACAAAGCAACTGCCGTGGAACCGATCTTCCCGATCTGGAAGTGAATCTTGTTCGCACCTTCCTTGGCGGAATTGTGGTTGAAGCCCAAAATAAAGGCGTTCACGGTCAAGTTGCTGAAAGTGTAATTCCTCACGGTGCCATTCAGAACGATGGATTTCACATCACCAACGGCCCAATAGTTGGCCCCCAAACCTGCGGAACTGACTTCCCGGATGGTTGCCCAACTGTTATCGTTCAGAACCTTGGTGGGCAATGTCACTTCAACGGAACAGGTCTTATTGGCCGGGGCCGTGTGGTTGGTGCCAGCGCCCACGCTGATGGTGATTGTGGCGCTTCCTTTGGCCTTGGCGGTAACAGTTACCACCGAACCGGAAACGCTCACAGAAGCCACCGTGGGGGCGCTGGAAGTGGCCGTAATCTTACCATCACCCGCCCTTGTCACGGTGATGGTGTCCGTGGTCTTTGCGGCGGTCAGTTTGATGGAAGTCTTATTCAAAGACAAACTACCAGCGGCCTTGGCAATGCTCCAAGCAACCGTTTTGGCCCCGGTGCTTCCATCAGCCCACTTGTAGTTCGTTTTCGGCGTGAAGGTGGCATTGTAGGAACCGGCGTTCGTGCCGCTGGTAGTTCCTCCAAGCGTCATTTTCCCGCTGTCATAGTTGTTCCAAGTGGGGCTTTGGGCCGAACCGGTATAAGTAAGGCTGTTGCTCTGCGTGGGGATCGTCATGGTGGCGGCGTTGATCGTCCAAGTCACTTCCTTGGCGGTCTGTGTGCCGTCTGCCCACTTATACTTCCCTTTAGGGGTGAAAGTGGCCGTGTAGGTTCCCGCATTGGTGCCGGTAGTCACGCCGCCCAAGGTCAGCGCATCGGGGTTATAAGCGTTCCAAGAAGGGCTTTGGGCCTGTCCGTTATAGGTCAGGGTGCCATTCTGCGAAGGAAGAACATTGATGGTATAGACGATACCGGACACAGCATCCAAGGCCGCATTTGCGGCATCCTGTGCGTTCTGTGCGGCTTCCACACAGGTTCCGATCTGGTTCAACAGATACGGGTGGGCGGTCTGATCAAGGTTGTGTTCGCTCACCTTGTTTTGGGCCGTACCTTTGGGATCATAGTTCATGTTGGGAAGCTGTTCGGCGGGAACCTTACCATCCACCAGATCAGCCTTCCCGGATTGACCTTTCTGAAGGGCTTCAACGGCATCCGCATTGGCCTTCATTTGGGTATCAATCTTATCCATGTTTTCATTCTGAACCCCTACATCATAAAATTCAGATTCAAGGGGTTTAGTCAGCTTGTAATTGGTTGTTTTATTCGCCATTCTTCAAAACCTCGTTTCTCAACTGATTATGGGTATAGGCGGCAAGCTGGGCATGGGTGAACCGCCCAAGTTCCGCATGGGTGTTATAAAGCTGAAGCAAGGTCACAACCATGTTTTGGGGAACAACCCGGTTCAGCAAAGATTCAACATCATTGAAGTTGTTCTTTGCGGCCAACCCGATTTTCACAAGAAGCTGATAGGTGCCTTCTTCCACATCAGCGGAATAGTTACCCTTCCCGCACAGCGTTTCAAGGATGTTCCGAAGCTGGGGCAAGGTGTACGGAAGTTCTTCATTGATCCGGGTCAGAATACGGAACCGGCGATCTTCAAGACTGTCCGTGCCTTTGGGGGTGATCCCCAAAATCTTTTCCCACCGGGAAAGGCCCATGTTTCCAGCGGTGGGAATGAACTGATTATCAAGAAGATCATCCGTGGTATTCCACGCCTTTTCAATTTCCGGCTGTTCGCTCCCCATGATCCCCTGAAACTCCGCATAATCACGAATGACATAGGGAAGATAATCAATCAGTTTGCGTTCCATGCTCCCGGCCCCCTTATCCGTTGATCACGATGGTTCCCGGCTCAATGGTTCCCAAAACCGGGATGTGGTCAAGGGTCAGGGTACAGTTCGCCGCTTCACCGTTGATCTTGGTGTTGGCAATATCCAGAATACCGGTGATCCCCAACAGGCGGCTTTCCACCTGACTGATACGAACCACAAGGGCTTCATTCTGGTCTGCCCAACTTTGGGCCAGTTCCAAGAAGTAACCGTTGATTGCTTCCGTGACATAGGCGGAAACATCATCCCAACTCCATTCCCGCTGATAGTACAGATCGAAGGAAAGGTTGATGGTATCTTCACCCACGCCTTCAACCCTCACCACATGGCCGATGGGGGCAATGCCCACGCCTTCACCGGCGTTCTGAAGGGGGTCAACTGCGGTCTGCACCTGATCCACAAGGGCTTCCGAAGGCTTCTTGAAGGAACTGTTGATGATCACCAGCTTCACGGTTCCGCCCACGGTCAGCTTGCTATTGGCTCCCGCCGCATACACGGCATTCAACCACGCCTTGATTTCCTCGGACACACCGGAAAGGCCGCTGATCCAAGTGTCGGTTCCCGTGGGCGGGATCAGCTTGGCCGGGTTCAAATCGCTGTTCCAAACCCGATATACCTTCACACCGCCCACGCCGGGAATGGCGTTCACCTTTTCCAGATAATCCGCACGGTTGCCGCCGAAGGCTTGGGCGTTCAGGCTATCCATGTAACGCTGTCTGAAAACCTCAGTATCTTCTTCATCCTCACCGGGGATCACCACGGCGGAAATGGAACAGGTTTCAAGCCCGTCCACATACTCAATGGGAATCACCGTTCCGGTGTAGTCATTACCGGCTTCACCAGCGGTTTCACAGGTGATTTCATACTTACCACTTCCACGGTCAGCCGAAACATAATAGTTCAGTTCTCCAATGGAAAAGCGGGTGTTCATGGGAAGGTGCAAGGTGGTTGGTGTAATGCTCAACTGCAACACGGCGGGGCTTGCCGGTTGCGGTTTCAGCCCCCTTTCTGCCGCCCTCAAAATGAGATAAGGGCGGGTTGCGGTGTCTGCAAAGGTTTCATTCAGCACCGTATCAAGGGCAATATAAAGGTTCTGCAATTCCACGGCGGCGGGGGCATCACCGCACCAAACCAACGAACCTTCACGGGTGTCCAAATTGCCATTGATAGAAAGCGCCTTCTGAAGCATCCGGGAAAGGATTGCTTCATAGGTCTGTACTTCATACATCAGATTTCAACCCCCAATTCTGCATTGATTTCGCCAAAAATGCTGACCACCGTGAAGGTAGTCAGCACTTTCTTTTTGTTCACCGTAAATTCAAAGTTCTGAACCGCCGTGATCCTATCATCCTGAAGCAAGGCTTCACGAACCCGGCGTTCAATTTCGGGAATACAGTATTCCACATCTTTCCCGATCAGATTATGAAGTTCAACCCCATAATCCCAAGAATGGATCAACCATTCATAGCGTTCTGTGTTCAGGATCAGAAAAACCGCCTGTTCCACAGCTTGGATTTCATCAATGGTGCCGATGATGGTCAGGTTGTTGTGGTTCATCCTGAAAGTACGGCTTGGAAGGGTTTCAATGGTGAAATCCTGTTTAATATCATCCTGCACTTGCGGAATCATCATCAAGCCCCCTTTACTCGGTCAATAACCACGAATTTCTTTCCTTGCTGAACCCGGATCAGAAGCACCTTTTCACCGGCCTTCAAAGCGTTGTGAACCTTGAAGGTTTTCTTGCCAACATAGGCGTGTTTGTGGGCTTCATACGCCGCCGCACCAGAACCACCGCCCTTGTCCTCGGTGCTGTGGTTCACCGTCATATCAACTTCAAAATCGGTCACATTCCGGGTCAGGATCAGCATTTTGGAAGTGTAGATGGATTTCTGATCCACCTGAATTTTCAAGGGTGAAGCGGAAAGGACAGTTCCAAACAGGATGTTCACCGGCTTCCCGGCTTCCACAGCTTCCACCGCCGCCCGTTTCACAACTTCAACAGGATTAGGCAATAAATTCACCCCCGATCAGGTCAAGTTCCATCATGTGTTCATCACCCCTGAAGGTGTGGGTGACTTTGTTCACCACCATGTAATTGTTGGTGACAATATCCCCAAGGTTCAGGGCCACCACCACGGCGCTTCCAGCACGAACCCGCACATCACCGAAAGCGTTCTGAATGGTCAGCTTGCGGGTTTTCTGATCGTACAGCTTCAACAGGGCATCCGCCTTGGCGGAAGCGCCCGTTTTGGTCTGAACTTCTTCAAAATATTGAAGAACACCCCATTGGTTCATTTTCGCCCCGTCCTGTGCAATGAACAATTCCCGCTTACCGGTTTTTTCATCGTTATAGGCCAGCTTGATCTTGTTATAGGTCTGTTCATCAATACTGGATTCATAGCTGAAGTTTTCCCCGGTTTCTTCATCAATCAGAAGGTTCAGCTTCATGGTATTGATGTTCTTCAGGGTCAGCTTCCCGGCATCGTCATACAGAACATAAAGCTGTTTGGTATTCATCAGGGTTTCATCAAGGGCGCTCTGGATCATATCAAACAGGGTTTGGTTTTCTTCCACGATGGTTTCAAGGGTATAACCGGTATCTTCCACCGTGCCAAGGTTCAACCGGAAATCTGTTGCAATGCGCTTCAGAAGGTCGGAAGCCTTCAGCCCTTCTTCCGTGATGGTGTCCTTGTTCTTCAGATAGCGCAACTGATCATAGGCCACAACATCAATGGTGCCGCCCTTGTCACGCTTTTTCTTGAACACAAACCCATAGAACATGGCGGTTCCGTTCACAGTCAGCTTCACCGGATCACCTTCAGCAAAGTTCAGCCCCGGCCCCTTGACAACGGTGAACTCCAACTTGCCGGGGGTTCCCTTGCGTTCCAAGGTCAGCCGTGCGCCTTCCTCGACAACGGGGAATTGAATGGTGCTGTTATGCTGGATGAACAATTCAACTGCCAAACGGAATCACCCCTTTCAGGAAGGCAAAGTAAGAACCTGACCGGGATAGATCAGGTTCGGGTTCTTGATTTTGTCCTTGTTCAGATTATAGATTTTCGTGTAATCGGCCCCGTTGCCCAACTGCTTCTTGGCAATGTTCCAAAGGCAATCACCAGATTTCACAGTATAGGTGGCGGCTTTCGGGGCCGTTGTGGTGGGCCGGGGTGCCGCCTTAACCGTTGCGGTGGCGGTTCCCCCGGAAGTCTTGGCCGGTTGCACGGTCACGGTCTTGGTGCCATAGGCTCTGTACTGTTTCAGGTTGATCTTCACCTTCACATCAAAACCTTCACCGGCATCATCGGTGATTTCATAGGTTTCAAGGCCAACGGTCAAATTGGTGTAATGGAACATCCCGCCACCGGGCTTCTGCCGGTTCAGGATGAATTGGAACGGGGTCTTGCTTACCTTCAGCCGTTCAAACAAGGACAGGTAATAGGCGGCGCTTTGCGCTCCACCGTTGCTGAAGGGATAGGACACTTGGGGAAGAACCAATTCAAAGGACACATCCGAAAGGCCAGTGGCCTTCAGAATGTTGATTTCTTCCCCGTTGATCAGGGTCATGGTCTTATTCTGGTTGTTGATCTTCACCGTCACCTTGGAAGGGGTGATGGGCATAAGCGTTCCCGCCATATACAGTTTATATGCCATTACTCATGCACCCCTTCTTCAGAAACTTCCAGCTTTTCAGCAAAGTCATTGGCCCAAGCATCCATGATCCCATCCAAATCAGCATCTTTGGAAATGTGGTTTTCATTGTGCTGTTCAACCTTGATTTCAGCGGTAGTGAACCGGTTGATCGCTTCACGCTCCGCAATGTCACGAAGATAGGCCAAATCTTCTTCAGCAATATCCAAGGCATCAGCGGTGGCCGCTGTGTTGGCGGCGGTGTCACCGGTGTTTCCATAGATTCCATCAAGGGTGTTGCTCAAATCGAAAGCCCCCATAGAATCCAAACCGGAAGCATCAAACATTCCGCCAATCTTATCATCAATCCCTTGGCCGAAGTCATACCCGGCATCCCAAGCCCCGGAATAGGTGGCCCGATAGTCGATGGTGGGGGCGTTTTTGTCCAAGGTGATTGCGTTTTCATTTTTGCCCCAAGAAGTAACCGCACTTTGAAGGCTTTCAAGGCCAGAAGTCCAGTCAGTTCCAAAAATAGCATCAATGATGGTGGTTACAACTTTACCAAGGTTCAGGAACCACCCGATGATTTGACCGATCAGGTTTGCCACGGCATCACCAAAGCTGTTGAAGCCGCCGTTGCACACATTCAGAATCCATTCCACGATTCCAAGGAACGGGGCCACAAAGATTGTCCAAATGGCCTGAATGATAGCGTTCAAAACGCCAATGGCACAGTTCAGCACAAATGCACCGGCCACGGCTACCACACCACAGATAATTCCAGTTGCGGAAATGGTGGAACCGGTCAGCTTATTGATTGCCGCCACAATCATATAAATGGCCGCAATCACGGCAATGATGATCAACAGAATCCAAGTCAGCGGACAGGCCAGCAAAGCGGCATTGAAGCCGTATTGGGCGGCTGTGGCGCTTGCCTTTGCCATTGCTTCCGCCTTCTCGGTAGCGGCAAGGGTAGTGTTTGCAACGGCGGCTTTGTACGCCTGAACCGCCGCAAGGCCCTTCTGCGCATTGCTGATAGCGGTAATTGCATTGTTGGCAATCAGATAGCCGTTATACAACAGCATTGCCGCCGCAATCCCCAAAACAAGGGGCTGAATGATCCCCCAATTATCCACGAACACAGAAGCAATGGCAATCAGAATATCCAGCGCCGAAGAAGCCACATTCGCAACAGCGGCAAGGCCATTGATCAGGCCGGTGGTCACTTTCTGGAACTTGGTGCTGTTTCCAATTTGGTTGATTTTGGTCAGGATCGGGGCAAACATAGAAAGGGCCTGATTCTTCATATCAACCCAAATCTGCGCCCAAGTCTTGGGCATGGAATCGAACTTTGCGTTGGTTTCGTCCGCCATAGCAAACATGGCGTTCTTCACCACTTCAGCCGTTACCTTGCCTTCCTGTGCAACCGTCTTAATGGAACCTTCCGCAATCCCCATATACTTTTCAATGGCTCTTGCGATACCCGGCGCACCGTCCAGAATAGAGTTCAGTTCTTCACCACGAAGCGCACCCGCCGCCATTGCCTGTGTAAGCTGGATCATGGCGTTGCTCTGCTCTTGGGCCGTAGCACCGCCAATAACAAACTGTTTGTTCACCTGTTCCATGAAGGCAATGACCTGATCCATATTGCCACCGAAGGCGTTACCGGCGTTCAGGCCAAGTTTCGCAACGGCGGAAGCGGTGTCAAAATAAGCGGATCGGGAACGCTGGGCGGAAGCCATGATCTTCTGTTCCAAGGCTTCAACGGAACCGCCATCATCCACAAGCAAATTCAATCGGGCTTTGGTGCTTGCCAATTCATCCGAAATGTTCAGCACCTTATTGATCCCGGCGATACCACCAGCGGCAATGGCAACTTTCTTGATGATGGACAGAAGCCCGTTGGCGGAATTGCTACCCCCACGGATGGAATTATTGAAATTCTGCTGTTCGTTGTTGGCGTTCCTGATATTTTCTTCAATGGTATCAAAGGCGGTTCCCGCTTTCGCCCATTCTTCACGGGCTTCCCGGATTGCCGCCGTGTCAACGGCTCTACCGGAAGCCTGTTGCATGGCTTCAAAGGTGTTCAGCACAACCCCCATTGCCTTGTGCATACTCTGAAGGGGGCTGGTAACACCATCATAAAGGGCAATAGCGGCCCGGATGTTTCCCACAGGGATCACCACCTTTCTTGGAGAATAGAAGCCGGGGCCTTAATGGTGGCGGCCCCGGCGCTGTTTTCGTTCAATTTCCTTCTGCTTCTTCTTTTCAGCTTCCACCCGAACATCAATGGCCGCAATGATGAAGGCCCGTTCACGGCGGGGCAAAGCATAAAAGGCGGAAGGTGTCAAATGAAGTTCGTGAAGGCAATAGTAAGCAATGTTCGCTTCACCATCACCTTCACAGATTAGTTTTTTGCTTCATCAACCTCATCCTGCATGGTGGTATCAAAACCACACACTTCCTGAATCTTGGTCAGGTATTCGGCATATTCGCCGGGGGTCAGCATGGTTTTCAGAAGGGCATCAGCGCCCATGACCTTGTAGCTGTCCTGAAGTTCCTTATCATTCAGATTGGGGAACACAGTACAAGCCACGGCCAGCTTGCCAAGGTAAAGATCATAGTCGGTTTCCTTCTGATACTGGTTCTTCTTGCCGGGAACCGGAACACGCTTGGCACAGGACTTCCGAAGGGCTTCATCCTCGGTGCCGGTGATGGTCTTGATCTCCCAAGGAACGGGGTTGCCATCCTCACCCAAGAAGCGTTTAGAAGCAACAAACTTGATGTTCTCAACGGGAACGGCGTTTTCAGCCAAAAAAGCGGACAGGCTCATTGTTTTTTTCCTCCTATATTTTGATACGAAAAAAGGCCCCGGCCCCTACCGAAGTAAGGCCGGGGCGCTCTGCTTACTGCATACCGGCCAAAAGGCTGAAGGTTTCGGGCATCTCGAAATCTTCAAAGGTGAAGTCCATATCTTCATCCAAGTATTCCGCATCAGCATCAAACTTGGCAAGCAAGCCGCCGTCCATATTGCAATCCTTCAGGATCACGGTCTGACGGCCCACGGAAGAAGTGGGATCTTCATTTGTCACCTGAATGTCAAAATAGACATCCTCGCCGGTGTCCTTATAACGCTTCATCAGCTCACGGAAGATGGAAGTGTTATAGTGGAAGGTGGCGGAACCCGTACCCTTCCAGCCGGTGGCCTTATTGCCCTTGCCGGTCTTGCCCAAAATGGGAACTTCCGTTTTGTTCTTCTCAAAGTTGGCTTCAAGGTTGATAGCCTGCATGAAGTTGTAACGGTTATCCCCGATGGTCACGAAACATTCAGCCAAGGAAGCGGAAACAGCATCCTTGGCGTTCATGATGGTTCTATCTGCCATGATGGTTGTACCTCCTTACTGAACATAGACGGTCATATAAAGCTGTTCCATAGCGTTCACGGGGGTCACATAATCAGTAACCACCACGGATTTCTTGGTATCGCCCTTTTCAACCGTCACATTTTCGCCGCTGAAGTTCTCAATGGCCCGAATATCCTGAAGTTCCGTGTGGTGCTTCACAATATCGTTCCAAAGGGAAATCCGGCCAGCGGCATCATTGGGAACCTTGCCAAGATACTTCTTGCCGAACAGAACGGCAATATCATTGGCGATCTGATCCAAAACTCGGATCGTCTGGTTGCTGGAAAAGTCGCTGGACTTTTCATCCGTGATGGAAATGAAGCTGTTAATGTCAGTCAGGACACACACCGCTTCATCCACACGATGGAACATGAAGGAACCTTCCTTGATACCGTTTTCAAGCTGGGTCTGCGTGAAATCGGTATCAACATCATATTCACCATCATAGGTCATGTTGGTGGCGCTCTTATTGACCGCCGTTCCGCCGATCACGCCCGTAACCCAAGGGATCAGGGCGGTGGAAGTCTTGTCGGAAGTCAGGCCGTTCTTGACGCTCACAACGCCTTCATAATCGGCCAACTTCTGGAAAAGAACCACCTGAAACTTCTTGCCCACATCATCACGCATACGCTTTGCGAAGGCCGCAAACAGGGCGGTGATGGTGGCCTTGCTCTCGGTGCAACCCATAGCGTTGAAGGTGTACGCTTCCGCCTGATCAAGATAGGTCTGATAGTCGGAATCGGCCACGGTGCCATTGGTGCCGCCCGTCAGGGGCAAGGAAGCGGTCAAAGAAAGGGTTCCGCTGGACTTCCAATCCACATAGGCATTGCCCTTCAGATCGGTGATAGCGGCCACACCTTCCTGAAGATCAACCTGAACGGTTCCCAAGAAGGTTGCCACATCGAACAGCGGCTTCTGTTCTGTGGTGTTTTCATTCGCCGTGATAACGGTACGAAGATCATTACCACGGGTGCCGGGGTATTTGGCCGTTGCGTAGGTGTTAGCCGCCTTCACGCCGCTGGTGCCAAGACGGAAGAAATGAACGGTTTTGGCGTGAAGGAAGATTTCACGCATAGGCTTCAGTTCATCCGCCGTGTACGCATAGCCGAAAATTTTCTGACTGTTCTTGATAAAGTCAGCCTGTTCCACCGTGAAAATCTTGCCTTCAGGCCCCCAATTCATAGCAAGGGGGATGGTGACAATGCCACGGTCAGAAAGGGTGGCGCTTGCCTGCGCCACAGAAATGAAGTTGATATATGCACCGGGCAGAACCTTGTTCTGCACCAAGAAGGTGCCGCCGCCAAGGGCCATATTATTTCACCTTACCTTTCATAAAGTCATTGATCAGCCCATCAATCTGATCGAAGGTGTATTCCTTCCCATCTTCCAAAAGGACAGACAGAAGATCACGCCGGTCAGCGTAACGCCTGAAGGTCAACACCCGTTCTTTGGGGAATACCACCGGGGCCGTGATGGTCGGTTCCTGTGCGGTGGCGGCTTTCTTTCTGGTAGCCATTCAATCACCCTTTCTTTGGCTCCACAGTAGTTTCCAAGGTTTCCATTGCGGTTTCCTCGGTTTCTCTGCGAAGTGTCAAATTGTAGTTCACGAAGAAGTGAAGAACCCCGTCTTGCACTTCATAACTCATGGAAGTTCCGTGAAGCACATCCCCATTGGGAAGGGTGATGAACTCCAAACATTCCATCAAATCCTCGGCCATAGTGAACAATTCAGCGTTGTTTCTCCCGCTGGTTGGGAAATAGTGAACATCCAGCGGGTTCCGGTTCATGAATCGGTTCTTCTGCAACGGGGAAATGTCAGGCTTCAGGACAGCAATGAAAAAACAGGGTTCCTTGAATCCCTGTTCCACATCATTCTGATAGATTTTGTACCCGGCTCCAAAGGCGGCGTTCAGCTTCATGGAAACGCCTTTGATAATTTCATTGATCAACTGAACACCCCCTTCAAAGCGTCATACAACATATCATTCAGAATGGACGGGGCCAAGGTTTTCACTTCTTGTTCAGAAATCGTCAGCATGAACCGCCCCTTCACCCAACTTGCCTTCAGGGTCTTTCCCAAGGCGGGAACATAGCGCCCCGGTGTTTGCCGGTGGCCGTATTCCACATAGGACGCATATTCCAAATTGTTGATGATGGTCACGGTGTACTGATCCCCATGTTTTTCAATGGGAAGGATCGTCCAAGCGTCACGCAAGGAACCGCCACGATAACCGGGCCAATATTCTTCCTTGGCTTCATCCGTGGCATACGGCGGAACCACACCAACGGGGGTTCTTTTCTTCACCTTATTCAGAAGGATTTGGGCAATCTTCTTGGCGGCATCCCGGCAAAGCCGATCCATGTCAACTTCCGAAAGCTGTTGAAGGCGTTCATCCAGCTTCTTCAATTCCCGGTAATCACATCGGCCCCATCTTCCCATCAGGCCCACCCCCTGAAGGGTTCAAGCATGATTTCTTGATGGTTGGAGAAAACACCCGGTTCACCGGAACGGGAATAGGTGAAGGTTCGTTCCACATCGTTTGGCCGGGTGACAATGATCTTGCATCCTGCGGGAACCTTCACATCCGGGGAAAGGAACAACTTCACCACCTGTTGGGCGGTTGCCACTTCATCCCCATTGGTTGAAGTTAATGTTTCAAAAGACAGCTTACACGGCTGATCCTGAAGAAGCGGCTTTTCTTCAGAATCCGTCAGGTGGGTGACAGGATCGGTGACTTCCTCACGGATGAAGATAGAACACCGATCCTTCCACAACCGTTCCAAGGCGGTTCGCACGGCCTTATTCACCATACTAACCGCCTATAACGGTAGATTTCACCAATGCGCCCGTTGATCAGATAATCAATCAGGCTGTTCAACCTCTGTTCAGGGGTTGAACTACCTTCACCAAGGGCAAAAGTAATGTTGGTGTCACCTTCCTGAATGGATTTCACCGCCGCATCCAAATCAAACCCTTCAAGCTGTCCAGAACACTTCTTCATGTTCAGGTATTCGCCCACGGCCATAGAAACGGCCAGACTTTCCAACCCCTCCGGGATTTCGGAAAGGTTGGAAAGGTTTTTGATCCGCCATTGAACATTGTTCAAAACCATATCCAACAACGGATCATCAGCGGCCCCCGCCACGCCAAGGGCCGTTAGCATTGCAACCGCTTTATCACGCAACGGGGTTCACCGCCTTTCTTACGCCGCCGTGATTTCGTACCAACCCTTGGTCTTGGGGTTGTCACCGGAACCGGGCGTGACCTTCACATAGCCGATACCGGAAGCGGCGTAATAGGTCTTGTCGCTGGAAACCGTGGTGTCAGCGGTGACAGCGGCGGAACCGGTGATGATCTTCACCGCCTTGGCTTCATTGGTCATGGCCGCAAGGTAATACTTGCGGGAATAAACCGTGTTGCGGCGGATGTTGCCTTCACGCTCCTGTTCCACTTCCGTACCCTTCTTGTTGAACAGGGTAACAGCTTCCTTGGTGGCAATGACCACCTTGCCGGTTTCGGCGTTCTTCTTGGTGTAGATGTTGATACCGCCCACGGTGCCAACATAGCCCTGCTTGGCGTATGCTTCCACATACTTCAGATCGTCCTTCAGGGCCTTACGAAGTTTCGCCATATCAGCGGGGTTGACGAAGCCGAAGATGGTCACACCTTCAAGGTTTTCCAGATTCAGCATGGCCGCACCATCCACAAAGGCATCAAAGCCAAGGGCGGTGGTCACGATGGTCATGGTGGCCTCGTTGAAAGCGCCGAAAATGTCAGCGTTCACGGTGTTGAACATATCCGTACCAGCGTGACGGGTGCCGGTGGTAATCACCATGGGATCGGTCATGGCTTCCTCGTCATAATACTGGAAGCGGTTCTGGGCCATCTGAATCCGGTATTCCTTCTCGGTGTAACCGGCTTCAATGGTCTTGGTGTTGCCGTTGCCCATGGTCAGCTTCTCGGTGCCATCGGTGGCCTTGTACTTGTGAATCTTGCGAACCATGCCAGCAACGCCGGTCAGGTTGTTGTCCACGGTGCAAAACTGCTGAAGATCAAGGTGGCTCTGGTACTGATCTTCAATTTCGTTGGACAGGAAAAAGTTATCGTAGCAAGTGTTTGCCATTACTCATTACCTCCATAAAGTTCTTTGTATTCGTCAGGATGGTTAACGGAATAGTTGTAGCGATCCAAGGGGTTCATGGCCTTCAGCTTTTCAAGGGTCATGCCGCCTTCAGCGCCATCACCCTTTTCAGCGGATTTGGCCCCCTTGAACTTGGTGCCGGTGGACTTCTCAAAAAGAAAAGCCGTGTCCTTGCCTTCCACCAGCTTCTTGACTTCATCATCAAGGCCCTTGACGGTTCCATCCTCCGCCAATTCAGCCTTACCGATGAAATCAACCAACAGCGCCTTAACAGCGGTGTTGTTCTTGGCCTTTGCGCCGGTCAGGGCCAGTTCAACCGCATTGCTGATTTTCAGGTTCTTCAGTTCAGCGGCGTGATCCGTGTCCTTCTTCTTGTTATCGGCCTGAAGCTGTGTGATCTGATCCTGAAGGGCCTTGGTGTCACCAGAAGCCTTCTTCAGCGTTTCAAGCTGGGTGTCACGCTCTTTGATAGTGTTCTTGGCGGTGGTCAGTTCGGTGTTGACCTCATTGAACCGGGCCTTGGTGACGAAGGAACCGTTCAAGCCCTCCATAACCTTTGTGGCCTGTTCTTCAGTCAGGCCCCATTCCAACAGCTTTTCTTTAGTCATTGTTGTTACCTCCAAAATCCTTTTTTACCGTGGGTTAGGAACCACGATTTTTCCGGTTCTGTTTACCGCCCACCACCGGGAAACGGCGAAAATGGTATGAAAAAACCACCACCGGCCAGAAGGCCGGGGTGGTCAGATCATCAATATAGGGATTTTTCATCCAGTTCAGGTGGCCGGTAAGGGGTTCCCTTATCCAAACAATCCTGAATAATGGCTTCCACTTCCGCTTCCTCGACACCCATCAGGGCGAACAGGGGGAAGTTTTCATGAAATTGTTCAAGATACTGTTTAATCAGTTCAGCCATTTTCAACACCCCTTTCACGGCTGATTTGCAATCACCTTCAACATATCTTCATACATGGCATAGGACTTGGGAAGATATTTCTTGATGGTTGCCAAACTTTCCGGGGAAGTCATGGTTGCGGAAGTCATTTCCGCAAAGGCTTCAGTTCCAAGGCCCCAATCAATCCCGTTGTAAGTTCGGGTTGTCCAGTAGGAACCACCACCATGACCAATGCCACAGCGGATTTTTCCACGGGTGGCCCCTTCCAATATATCAGAAAGATCACCGTACTGCAATGGGGTCAATGCCTTCACTTCCGCTTGAACGGCGGCATAGGCATAAGATTTTTTTACCTTGAACCCACCATACTTGATGTAATAATCAGCGGTGTTTTGCGACATCCAGCCTTTTTGTACCCAATACGGGAAATCATCTTTATGGGCCTTCATGTCAGCAAGAACCCGATCCACCCAATCATTCACTTCATCCTTGATGGTTTGGGGAAAAGCCCCGCCCTTGTAAGTAGAAGAAAAATGCCATTGCCCATTCGGGGTTCCAAGCTGTGCCGCAAGCCCATCAATGGCATGGCCGCTTTCATGGAAGGTGGTTGCGTAAGGGGCGCTCCAAGAACGGCCTTTAGAATCGGCATCAATATTCACATAAATATTTTTGCCTTGGCAATATGCGCCGCCTTGATGGTCAGCCTTTGCAACCTTGATTTGGTTTTCATACTTATCCCAAGCGGCCTGAAGGTCAGAACTTTGGCAAGCGTCCACACGATCACGAATCTGATCATAATGGTCTTTGCCGAACTTCTTTCCAAACTCGGTGTTGTAGTCACGAAGCGTTTTGGCAACACCGGCTCCGGTTGCAACGGTCAAGCCAGCCTTGGAACCGCCGTTCACGAAGGTCTGAACCCAATCAGCATATTTCATGTTGGCGGGAACATAGTACACATTCCCATCAGCGTTCCGGGCGGCTCTTTCACCGGCATACTTGGGATCAATGGCCGGGGCCGTAGTTCCTCGACAGTTGGGATGGAACGGCGGCACAGTCACGCCGGGTTCATATTGGGAAATGGGGATCACCGTACCATCAAGCCCACCACAAATGGAACAGGTATGGGAATCCAGCGTTTCAATGATTTCCACCATTTCAACATCCAAATCCTTGTAACATTCCTTTGTGGCAACGGCGTTGAAATAGGTGGTTTCGGTGTTGACCAACCGCCCCGCCTTATACCGATGAACTCCGAACTGCTTCTGAATGGCCGTGGTGATCTTGGCTGGGGAATCACCCCGAAGAAGCCCTTGCGTCAGGCTCTTGCTAACCGAACCCACCAGATCATTCTTGTTCAACCAACAGCGATCCCGGAAGGTTCGTCCGTCCGTTGTCCAAGGCTTTGAAAGCAATGTTTCAAGTTTCTTCTGATCCAGCCCGGTAATATCCCAACCAAGGCCCACACCCTTCTGAACCTCAAAAGCCGTGTGGGTGTAGCCATTGCCCACAACCTTCTTCAACAGGGCATCCAGACTATCAACCTGATTGCCGTACAGCAATTCAAGCTGTTGCTGAATACCTGTCTGAACAGCTTCAAGGCGGGAAATGTGGAACCGGGCAGACGCATTTTCCAGCTTCTTCAGCCATGCCGCATCCAACCCGGCCTGTTCACCGATCTTGATATACTGTTCAACGCTCCAATGAAATTCTTCAAGCTGTCCAGCAGTCAACCATTTCCGGGCATCGGTCAGGCTGATTTGATTGTTCACCGCAAAACGGGCATACCAGCTTTCAATTTCCTTCTGAACGGAACGCTGTGCATCCAGATACAGTTCTTCCATGTCCTGAATGGTTCGCTGGGCTTCTTTGTGGGCGCTGTTCTCCAAGATGGAAAACCGTCCACGCCAATAGTCCGCATTTCTCATGGGCGGTTCCTCCAATCCTGAAAAATGGTGCTGAAGGTGGGATTTGAACCCACACGCCTTGCGGCAACGGATTTTGAATCCGCCGTGTCTGCCTATTCCATCCACTTCAGCAAATAAGACTTCCCCATCAGGGCTGAAGGCCCCGCAAGCATTTTCAGCCAAGTCCAACAGGGAAGCATGGTAGCCCGTGCCGGGATCGAACCGGCGTTACCGCCGTGAAAGGGCGGTGTCTTAACCACTTGACTAACGGGCCATGATGGGCCGGGGAAGGGAACTTCACCCTTTGGCGGGTAGGAGTAATAGCACCCCGCCACACTCAATGTCTACCCCGGCATATATTGTGAAACGGCGGGGGTTATTCACCCTCGCCATTGTCACCTTTATTCTGGTTGCCGGTCTGGAAGGCCCCGGCGTATTCCTGTGCCTGTTCCATTGCTTCATCCTTTTCCTTACGCAACCGGGCCAGCTCCACTTCAACATCCGTAACCCACGGGTGCTGTTCCACAATGGTTTCCGTGGACAGAATACCAACGGACTTGGCACAGTTTTCAATGGATTCCGTTTCATTGATCAGAATGTCACGGTTGAACACGATCTGAAGTTCAGCGCCTTCATAATCGCCCAAGCCCCTGTTGCTGAAATCCTGATTGATGAACCACAACAGTTCTTCAAAGGCCGCTTGGAACTCGGTTTCCATGCCGTTTGCGTCAAGGTCAATGTCAGAATACATGGATTGAATGTTCATTTGATTGGGGTTGCCACTCAAACGATCATCCTTGGCATCGTAACCACGGGCATTTTCAATCAAGGACTTCTTCAGAAGTTCCAAAATGCCCTTGTAGTTCTCTGCATGGATTTCAACCTGAAGGGTTTCAACCCCGCCATCCTCACGAACCTTCACGGCTCCATAGGTGGAAAGGTTGTGGCGGAACTCGCCAAGGTTTTCACCGTCATAGTTCTTCAGAACCAGAATGGTGTTCCGTGCGTCCTCTTGCATATTGTTTTCAAAGTCGGAAATCATGGTGTTGATTCCGTCCTGAAGGGTTTTCACACGGCGGATCAGGGGGATTTCCTGTTTGTTATACTTGAAGGGAACCAGCGGAATCCTTGTCCAGTTGAACCCCTTGGGTTCTTGGCCTTCTTCCTCAACCATGAAATAGTTTTCGTGTTCACCGGCTTCCACATCGGCAATTAGCATATCATTCTGATAGATATACCGGTAAATGCCATCGGCTTTGAAGATTTCCACCTTCTCCACCTTTTCTTTCTGGTAGCCGTTCCACACTTCTTGGGTGTAGTAACGAATCGCACAATCAAGGATGGTGTGATCATCGTCAGCCCAAAAAGGAAGAATGTCATAGGCCGGGAAATGCTTGAAGGACAATTCACCAGCTTCATTGTAGTAAGGATAAAGCCAGCCAATACCACCGTTCAGGGCATCTTCACAAACATATTTCAGAAGCCGGTAAAACCGTTTGTTGAAAATCTTGCCCAAAGCATCCGTGTAACCCTTATCCTGACAGTTCAGGGTGAAGGGCTTGCCCACAAGGTAGTTGGTTTTCTGATCCACCATCAGGGCATATTGGTTATCAATCAGGCGGTTGTTCGGAAGGTTCGTCACCACCTGAAGTTGACCGTTTTCACCAATGATTGTGCGCTGACGCTGAAGAATGTCATGCTGTCCTTCATAGTACAGATCACCCATAACCTGATCCTTGCGGCGCTGACTATTCTTCCATTCCTTGATTTCAGCGGCGAAGAACTGATTTTCAGTCATGCCGGTTCGCCCACCCTGAAGGATCAGGCGGTTGATACGCTCCATAGCGTTATCCAGAAACATATTCACTTACCGCCTTTCTTCATTGCTTAATAAATACAAGCACCCGGAAACACAAGGTTTCCGGGGCAATTTGTTACTATCATGTTGTTAATCGAAGCTGAATACCGGCCCGCCGCCCACCTTTTCAGCAATGCCGGTGGTTGCGTCCGGGGCATCGTCATGGGCGTTTTTGCCTTCCTTCTGATAACGGTTCATGGCTTCATAGTAGTCAGGCCAACGGTCTTTCCAGTTCACCGGATAATAAAGATGGTTCATGATCCATGTGCTGTTTGAAAGAATACGGGCAATCTTGTTTTCAGATTGGTGGAAAGGCCGCATCATGCACCGGGTGGATTGATACCTTTCCCGAAGTTCCCGTTCAACATTTCGGCTGAACCCTCTGCCGCCGTTATTGCTTTCAATATCAGCCACATTCACCTTGCCATCATAAAGCATTTTCGCCGTGGCCGGTTCTGTGATTTCCATACCCTCTTTGGTATAAAGCACATCCAGAACATAGGCTTCACCGTTATACACACCGTAATTGATACTGCAAAGGTAATCATCACCGGTATCTGCTGTATCGGTGTAGTTCTGAATTTTACTGAACACCAGCTTCCCATTGGCATCCTTGGGCAGTTCGGAATAAGTCTTGAAGCTGGTATAAAGCCGCCCCTTAATGTCAATAGGCTGTTGCTGGTAGTTGGCGGAAGCAATATCCAACCCCATCAGTTGGGTTTTTTCTTCATAGCTTTCTTTTGACAGGATTTCCGGGCAAAGCATAGAACCATCATCCTGAACCGCCTTATAAATAACGGTTTTCGCCGGTTGGCCCTTGCTCTTGTAGTGGTCAATGATTCTACCGGCCAAATCAAGGCTGTGCCATCGTGTCATAACGATGATGATTTTTCCGCCTTCTTCCAAGCGGGAAAGCATTGTATCTGTGAACCAAGTCCAATGCTGTTCAAGGGTGTTGGCGTTGTTCGCTTCCATTGCTGACTTGATCAGATCGTCAATAATCATGATGGAAGCGCCAAAGCCTGTGGCCGTACCTGTGGGGGAAGTTGCCAAATAGTTGTTGTAACCTGTGGTAAGGCTCCACATATTCATAGCGCCATCACCCCGTTTGATCTCAACGCCGGGGAAAATGTCACTATAAACAATTTTGTTTTTATCGGCTTTGACTTCAGAAATGGTGTTTCTGACACCCTTTGAAAAGGTGGTGGAAAGTGTTTCGTTGTAAGAACCGGTCATGATTTTTTCGGCCTGATTCTTGCCCAAAACCCATTCAACAAAACAACCGATGGTTCTTGATTTACCGTGCCGGGGTGGAAGGTTGACCACAAGAACCTTGTCATCAGAAAAATAGAAATCCTGAAGCTGTTCACAGAAGTCAACCAAAAAGGCCCGATCTTCTTTGTAAAAGTCAGGGGCCTTCACTTGGCAATAATAGAAGAACTCACGCCTTGCCAATTCGCATTTGGCCCCTTGGACAATGACGGGATCAATCATGGTTTATCAACTTCTTCAAATCCTCGGTGGACAGGTCAGCAAAAGGATTGTTGGTGTTCAAGGTGCCTTCAATACCAACATCCCGCTTATCTCTCCAAGTGTCAGGCTTCCGGTTCTTCAACCAAAAGATTTGGGCCGTGGTGTCAGGCTGAACTTCCTTGGTCACGGTCTTTGTCACTTCCATGTGGGAACCAGTTTTCAAGCCGGTGTGTGGGTCATAATCGTCAACCCGTTCTTGGGTGGTTTCGATGTAGGTATATCCCAAGGCCCTTTTCAGCAAAGCATTTTCAACCTGAATGTCAACAATGTCTTTGCCCCTTTTTAGGGTGTCGGAAATGTCGGAATACTTCTTTTTCCATTCAATCAGAGTATCACGGCAAATGCCGATATTAGCGGCAATCTGTTCATCCGTCAGGCCGTTTCTTGCCCACGCTTCAAGTTGAAGCAAACCTTCCTCGGTCAGCCATTGTTCATATTTTCCTTTTGCCATCACAGATCACCGCCTTTCTTCAGGTATGGAAAAAGCGCCCCGGTTTCCCGTAGGCGCAATTTCTTATTTACTATTCTACCGATTCTTTACTCTGTTTGGAACCGGTGGCACTCTGGTTTTCTCGGTTGTTTAGAAAGTCGCTGTTTGCCTTGGCAAAAGCAAGTAAACCCTTTCCGTGAAGTTCAAAAACCCATTGCATAGAATAATTCAGTTCTTCAGAAATATCTTCCCATTTTTTCAACTGAATATAGCGCCCGATCAGAATATTTTGCTGATCAAGGTCAGGAATCCGGTTGATCATGGTGAACGCTTCCTGTTTCATGCTTATAAGTTCATCAATCCGGGCATTGATCTTGGCTTCAAGGTCAATGATCTTTGTGATGGTTTCTTCAAGGGTATTCTTGGGGCCTGAAGTCTGAACCTTGTCCTGTTTCAGTTGGCTTCCGGTAGAAGTCAAGCTGGAACGCAAGGTTGCAATGGTGCTATCAAGCCGATTGATCAAACGATCCGTTTTCCTGATTTGGGCAAAGTATTCTTTAGCCTGTTGGGAAAGGTCTTTGTCATTCACTATGTAACACATCCTTTCTGCGGTGGTCTGTTCCGTTTTCATTGCATCTGTACCGTTAACAAATGCTGAAAAATCAAGTGATTTCAGGACTTTGGAACGCATGGAACAGATAAAACGGGCAGTTCCTTATATACACATTTCTTATATATTTTTTTCTTCATAAGAAGAAAGTATATTTACATCTGTTCCATCTGTTCCGTTCCTTGAAAGCAACTGAAACAGCCTTGAAAACCAAGGGTTTTCGTGCGGAACAGATATAGAAAAAACATCTATTCCATACCTGTTCCACACGCTGTTCCAACCTCTACTGAAGAAGCACCTGTTCAGGCGGAAATATTGTCTGAAAGATACCAGACAATCAGGAACCAAACAGGATCAATGCTGAAATACTCGGCCACGACCATAAGCAACAGCACAAGGGTCAGCACCACCAACATTTTCTTCATCGGCGTTCCACCGTTGTTCCTGCAATTTCAATGGCTACCGCCATACCCTTGAAATCACATTCATCACCTTCAACTTCCAAGGTGTCACCGTCAGCATTTTTCAGAACGGCGGTATAAACTTCATTTTCTTCATCATAACTGAACTGACAATCATTTTCAGAATAGCGGTCAATATCTTCTTGGTTGTCACACTCCAAAAAGGTGAAATCCATCAGTTCAGCGCCTTTGCAGTTTCCGCCAATTTCAAAGGCAACATGGCCTATGTAATCCCATTGCATGAAAGTCACCCGGATCACATGGACACCCTGAAAATTTGGGTCATAGTAATTGATCATTTGTATTCCCTCCCGGTCTTACGGTCTTTGATTTCAATGCGGTTCAGAAGTTCAAACCCCGCCAAACGGGTGATGTACTTCAGGACAAAGATCAGGGTGTTCACCCGCTTCTGCTGTTCATCCTCGTCACGGATGATATTCTTTGTGCCGTGGTAGGCTGTCGGATCGTGATACCCTTCAGCATTTTCCCAAGGTTTAGGCATCGGTTTTCCCTCCTTCTTCTCTGTACCATTCTTCAATGTCACACCCAATGTCCTTCAACTTTTTACGGGCCAACCACCCATCATCGGCCTGTTCCATCAGATAATGTTCCCGTAGCTTCAAGGTTTCGGCATAGAACAGCTTCCACGCCAGCTTCAGACGCTTGGGGCCAAAGCCAAATTGGGTGTGAAGCATCCATAGGATGGATGATTCTTTGTCCATGTCAAAGGCCCGATCATTTTCCACAATCTGTTTCTTGATTTCCTGATCCAAGGCCCGTTCTTCAGCTTTGTTGAACTGAACGGCGAAGATTTTACCACCGGACTTCTTAAACATCGGCATGGTATTCACTCCAAATATCATCGAAGCAAACCGGAATCAGGGCGTGAACCTTGTCCAACAGGATCAGGGCCACTTCCCGCATCTGCGGGTGTGCGGCGGGTGAAAAGCGCAACTTCAGGAAATGCCGCCATTCACGAATGTTGGCCGTCATGACCACTTCCGTTTTCAGGCTGTTGGGCAGAACGGAACGGGCTTCTTGCGGGGTGGCTCCTGATTTCAACAAAGAAAAATAGCATTGTTCAGAGATCAGACAAGCGTTTTTCCATGCCCAATACAAATCAGAACCTTCAGGCCAGAAGCAAGGTTCAATCACCGTGATTTCCTCACCAAACTTGCCCTTGCCGTAATTGCAATAGCGGGTGGATTCCTGACAGTAAGAAGCCATCCGGTGGCGGACGATCTCATGAGAAACCCCACGATCACAAATGAACTTCACCGTGAAGGAACAATGTTCCAAAACCGCTTCATGCCCACGCTTGATGATCCCGGCAACGAACTTTTCAGCGGAACCTTCCGTGATCTTATCCTCGGACTTGTAGCAGACACGGCCACATTGTTCCAGCCGCTTCAGAATGGTGGCCCCATCAATCGGGGTGATAAACTGCACATCAGGCTTGATAATTTTCATTGTTCTGCATCCTCCTTACAATCTGCCGGGTAAAACATATCATCGGTGCCGTTCTGTCTGTGAACACATTCATCACAGGGAAATTCATCCCCGAAGCGGTCACGGTGTTTGCATCGGCGGCACGGCTCCGAAGCCGCCTTGATCTTGGGAACCGGGGCCTTCATCCGTGTGGGAATATCCTGAAGTTCCGGGTGCTTGATTTCCATGTAAAGGGCGAACAGGCAGTTCCAACAAGCCGCCCGAAGGTGGGGTTCATCGTCCATTCCCATCATGTATTTGGCAAGGTGGCGGAAGGCCGAATCAATCAGGCTGTGAATGGGAATACCCTTTTCACAGTTCCGTTCACCATACTTCAAGGCCCCTTCTTCACAATGCTTGGAAACCTCCATCAAGGCTTCCCACGGAAGTAAATCCATGCGGCCTTTGCCGCTGTGCATATCACGAACAGCACCGGTTCCAAACTCGGTGCGTTCACCGCTGTCTTTAATCATGCCAACCAGTCAACCTTTCTAAATTATTTTTTAATTCGGCCACAATCTCACGGGCTTCCATTGTACCCGTGTGTTTTGCAATGGCTTCATTCCGCCGATCCGTCAAGAAACCACGATCCAGCGGGTGGCACTTTTCCAAATCAGCATTACACCGGTTGATTTCTTGAACCAAGGCTTCAGCACGGGCCTTCAGCCGGTCTAAACATTCCTGAAGAATGGCCTTCTGGTATTGGGCGATTGTTTGAATGTTATTTTTCAATTCAGGATCATCCCGATATTCAATAGCTGAATTGACATCAAGGCCGTGTTCGGTGCAAAAGGTTTCTGCATCAAACAGACTATTGAACACCCGCCGCCCAACCTTGGCATGGGGAATGTTTTTGTTCTTGAACTTGGAATATTCGTGGGTCATTCTGTGTCACCGCCTTTCACAAATACACGGGTTTTCCGGTTTCTGATCCACTTGGGAACCGTTGTGAAGCCACAGCGTTTTGTGATCTGCCGGGAAAACTCAATCTTGGAAAGGGCTTGGAAGTTGTTTGCAATGCAATATTCCTTATACCGGCGATACACGGAATCGGTGGCTTCATTTTCAATCCCGTCAAGGCCCACTTCATTGATGAACCCAATAATGGGGTTGTTGTTTTCCTCATATTCGTCCAACTGCCCCTGAACTCTGCTGGAAGTAGTGAACTGTGCGTTCCCAAGAACCCGCTTCAACCCCTGAAGGCCAAGCAAGGCCAGATATTCCATAGAACCCTGTTCACACAGTTCATCCTTGATGAACGGGCGGAAGTCTGCATCATTGGGGGTAAACTTGGCATCGAAGGGAACGATCACCAAACGCCGCTGAACGGCTCCGGTTTTGTCCTTGATACGGGGAATATTGTTGGCGCTGAACAGGAACTTGGAATAATTGTTGAACTCAAATGGATCTTGGCCTTTGCGCTCCACATTCACCCGATCACCCGTGACCAGCTTCTTGAACACGGAAGCATTGGCAATAAATTCATCACCAATATCATCACCGATGTTTGCCAGCTTGCCGAACAGTTCAGCGGTTTTGAACCTATCGCCCAATTCCTTCAGGTCAAGGGAAGCAATGTTCTGATCCCCAAGAAGGTTCTTCACCACATGAAGGAAGGTGGATTTGCCGTTGCTCTTATCGCCAATCAGGATGAAGGCTTTGCCAAGTTCGTTGCGGCGGTACATACAATAGCCCACCATTTCTTCCAGCAAGGCCCGAACTTCAGGATCATCACAGGCCAGCCGGTTCAGGGTATGATCCAACAGATCATCATGGGCGGCGGGGTTGTACGGCCACGGGATTTTGTTTGTAATGACCACATCCGGGGTGAACTCTTTGAAGGAACTATCCCGGATATTGTAAAGGCCGTTGCTGAAAGCAATGATATTCGGGTTGGTGGCCTTGGTGTTTTCCTCAATCATGATTTCCAGATAGGACAGGACTTCCGAACGCCATGCCCGTTTCAGGTTGCTGATCAGCTTGATCATGGCCCCTTCAATCTCACCGGCACCGGAAACATAGATACCATCCTTGTAAATGTGAAGCTGGTTATTGATCTTCACAATATGGTTGTTGTTCTTCAGGTAGGTGGCGAACTTATCAAACAGGAAGGTTTTATCCCGGAAGAAGGATGTTTTCTTGAAGGCATCATCCCGAAGGATCACATCAAGTTCCTTGTCGGAAAGGGGCTTCTTTAGCACATAACGGTTAATCAGCCTGATACATTCACGGGCTTCTTCCTTGGTGAAATCGTCACTCTGAAGGGTCAGAATGTAGTTGAACAGGGTTTGGTTCCGCCCATCACCTTCCCCAAGGTTCGGGAAATCATAGTTGCTTTTCACTGGGGTCAGCCACTTGGGAAGTTCCTGAATCTCCCCTTCAGGGAAGTCGTACAGAATGGGCCGTTCCACGCCACCGGACTTCAAGATTTCATAGCTGTTATTGGCTCCAACCTTTCCATCCGTGGTAATACCCACGGCCAAGGTGCATTTCGTCCAGCTTTTTTTAACACCACAGTTCTTGAACAAGAAGTGTTTTCCCCGTGTTGTGGCGTACACTCTGCACTTCAGTTCTAAATCCTGAACAATTCTGAACAAAAGTTCAGATGTTTCCGCATCGTCCACATCAATCAGGATGGTTTCTTCTCCAAGAATACCGGCGTATTCATCAAGGTCTTGGACTTCTGAACGGGTTTTCAGTTTTTCAACACCTTTGAATTTTTCAAGGCATTGTTTATTTCTGGTAGGCACATAGCCCCTAAACAGTTCCATGCTTCAACGCTCCCCCCCCCGAAAGGTTTTATTGTTCATCGTTCCACCCCGAAATCTTTCAACCGATCCCAAGCAACATCAATGTAATATTGCTTGTCCAGTTCATCCGGGATAGGAAGGTTGGTCACATCATCATTGATGAAGAAACAATGATCCGGGGTGTTGCCGAACTTTTCAGGGTTCTTTTCCCGGCCCTTGACGATTTTCCCGGAAACCTTGAAGATTCCGCCCTTGTTCTGATCCTTGGAAGCGAACACCCGGAAGGTTTTATCCGTCTGAACCTCACCGCCGCTGAAGCGGGTGATTTTCTTGGAACGGCCTTTTTCATCCCTGATCTTGGCTTCCGTAATCACCGGGGAATAAAGGGCATATTTGTACTTGCTGGACACCTTCACAACCTTCTGAAAATCTCGAAGATTGGAACATTCCATGATGGTTGTTTCCGGGCTGATCCCATGAAGGAAATAGTTCACAATGGCCCGGTTGACAATGGGAAGGTCATAATCCAGATCAGACAGCTTTTTGACATAGGCACCCTTGCACTTCCAGCGGGGTTTCCCTTTTTCATCACGAAGCGGCCCGGAAGGAATAATGATGTAATTGTTCACATCCTTCTGATACACCTTTTGAAATTCATCAAATTCAAGGCGCATCCCGGTTCTTTGCTCCCACTCCCAACACAGATCGTCCAGCATTTCAAAATCTTCATACCGGCGAAGTTTGACCAAAATACCATCCGTGTTGCTCTGGATGATTTCACAATGATCTTCCAGCCGTTCAATCAAATCCAGAAGAAGAAGCTGACCGCCCACACAAACATTGTTGGCTTGCCGGGGATCATACATGGCATTGTGCTTATCCTTCATAGCGCCATAGGTGCTGTTCAGAACAATCTTGTAAGGCTGTTGCATGGGGTTCTTCTCCGCCTTCAGCTTCAGGCGGGTGTGGTAGATTTCCGCATACTTGGAAGGATCGTGAACATTGCGGGAAAGCCACTTATAAACCAGCATCAAAGACGGGTAATAGGAAGCCACATCCACATTGACAAACCAACCTTCCCCGTGATATTTGGGAATGGCCCCGTGAAGGCCACCCCAAGCGAACACATGGGGAACCCCGGCCACATCCAGTTCAAGGGTTTTGGAATAATCACGGTTCAAGGGGTTCTTGTACCAATTCAAAACTTCCGTGTATTTTTCGATCCGCAAGCTGGGCGGGAACTCAATTTCAAATTCATCATTGTGTTCCCGTTGAACGGCCCCAAGGATTTTGGCGGAAAGCTGTGCTTTGGTGCGGCCAATGTCAGAAATGGGAAGGTGGAACGCCTTCACAAGTGACATTTGGGCATCAAATTCATCTTCCTTCCGCCGTAACCACACTTCCACCGTCTGTTCCACATCATGGCGGCAATATTTGACCGTTTCGGCCAACTCTGCTTCAGTCAAAGGCCGGTCAATGTCGAAGGGAACAGAAGTTTCTTTAATGGAATGGCCCATGAACGCTTCCAGCGCCTTTAGGCTGATTGGCGGGTTCGGCATCACATCATAATTGATCAGCGGGTATTCCCTGAACAGGCTTGAATATCTGTAACCGGGTTTATCCTCTGCAATGATCCAATCATTCACAGGCTTTGGATCAAACCCACACAGAATGGCCTTCAGGATGTACTGATCATAGTTCCGGGAATTGTAACCGGCCCAAATCACACCCTTGTGTTCCTCATAGAAGCGTTTCAGCTTGTCGGGATCGTTGATAATCACGGTTTCTTTTCGGGCGTTCAGGTCGATCAGGACAACCAGCCAGTCATACCGGAAAACCTCAAAATCATAGAAGATCATCAACTCACATCCTTTCAGCTTTTGTGAAATCGGTCAGCGTTTCCGCCTTATCAGCCCCGCCACGGGAAGGCTTTCACTTGGGGCCATTCCGGGGCTTTCGCCCCGGCTTGAAAGTTCACTTTCAAGTAGACAACAGTTGCTTTGCGGTAGACTATTTGCCTACAATCATTGTAAAAAATTTTGGGTCAGTTTTCAACCTCGAAAACTTCTTCAACGGTGATGGAATTGAAGCGGGAATCATCGTAGTCCACCGCATATTCCAAAGTTCCATCAATAGCTTCCGCCACATCAAGAACAAGCTGGGCAAACTGCTTGTAGCTGGTGAAGCTGACAGGAACACCGGAATCCAGCTTTTCAAGGAAGCCCATAGCGGAAGCGATCATGTTCTTGTCATTCTTGGTGCCGTAAAGGACACGGTTCATGAAAAGGCGCTGGTTCTTGAACTCACCGGACAGGATTTTGAAGGACACGGCCAGCATGGGGCGGTTGGGATCGGCCTTGGTGCCTTTGATCTCCATGCTTTCCAGCTTCACTTCATACTTGCCAGCGGGGATGGTGGGGAAATCACCGCCGCCGTTCTTCTTGGCATCCTCCACATCAGCCTGAAGGCCCTTCAGATCAACAGAACGATCAATCTTGTCAAAATCAATAGCCATAGTTTTTTACCTCCAAAAAATGTATTTATTAAATGGTTTTCAGAAGATCAGCCAACCCACCAAACAGGGTATCAAGCACCTTGGCCGCTTTGTCAGCCGTTTCCTTGGCCCTGTTCATGTTGTCAACTTCTTCTTTCGTAGGGGAAAAACCACCATCAGGAATGAACAGATCATCAGGAAGAACGGTGTTCAGCAGATGATCAAGGGCCGCATCCGCCATCACATCACAAAAATCTTCATGATGTTCAGCGTAATTCCGAATGGCGATCTTGGCGGCGGAACGATGAAGTTCGATCAGGGCTTCACCATCAGCACCGGGCGGGGGGGGGATCAGGTTGGCGCACACCTGAATCTTGCGGAACAGGCCACGCTTGTTCATTTCCTCTTTGAAATGGTTCAGGGCATCGTTTTTCATTTTGGGTTCCTCCTTATATTTGGTTGGAAATTATCTTTCCAATTTCCCTGACTGCATGGGCGATCTTCTCACGGTTTATCCGTTTTTCTTGAAGAACACCCGTGATAACTGCGGCTTCCGTCTGAATGTCCTGAAAGGCTCTGTGATTGCTTTCAAGGTCAGCTTCATAGGAAGCAAGGTCTGTGTTCTCACCGGCCTTGGCCGATCTGACTTCTTCATCAGCCTTTTCAGCGTATTCCCGGAAATACTTGGCCGCTTCATAGCCCATGTGCTTTTCAACCAGATATTCAAAATCACGGGCCTTGAAAATGGTTTCAGGCTTCCCGGCAATCATCAGCACATCAGCCATTATTCTTCACGCTTCTTCCGGGTACGGCGGGGCGGGTTAGCATCCGTCTTGGGTGCGGGTTCCTCTGCCTGTGCCTTGGGGCGATCCCACAGGGGGCAACCATCGGGGCCGCCTTCCTTGTGGCAACGGTGGCCAGCGTCAATGGACGGACAAAGGGGGATTTCCGGGTTCTGATCGTGCTGTCTGAAAATGCGTTCACCGTCCGGGCATTTGGGAAG